GTACTTGCACACGTCACCAAAGATTTCACGAGCAGTCTTACGCTCACACTTGGGCAATGCGTTGGCGATGGTGACAACCTCTTCACGAGGGGTGACCTTGCGGAAAGACTCGAACAAGTCTGAGACCTGAGTGCGAATGACCGACTCGACTTTGCCGTAGTCCACGCCTTGAATCGATGTGACTGCGTTGTTTAAACGAGTCTGCAACTCGTTGAACTTCTGCTCGTTCGCAGTCTGTTGCTTGAGGTTCGCATCGAGTAACTCGTTCGCAACTTCACGAACACGAGTCACGCCCTCGACTGCCTTGGCAATGTCGGTTTGCGTCTGCAAGATTTTTGACCGCACGTCATCGTCCACACGTGCATTGGTTGCGAGTGACGATGCCTGTGATGGCACAGTAGTCTCGACTTCAGACAGAGTGACAACGCCTGTGTCGATGAGGTCACGAACTGCCCTGAGTGCCTCAACCTTGGTGATGTGAAATTTCTGCCCCCTGTTGGTGAGAACTGTGTTCAGCACAGGCAGAGAAAGTTTAGACAGGGCGAGAGAGATAGTGTTACTCATGGTTAAGCCTCCTTGAGATGATTAAAGAACAAAAGTATTGCCATCACTTGGACATGTCGGCAGACCTTGGTCAGCCCACTTGGTTGTCAAGCGAATTGTGTAACCGCACGATGGGCACGTGGCTTTGAGCATGCGGGTTGACTGAACCTTGCGGTCAGCATGGACGTTTAAACGAGCATGTGGGTACTCGCCCAACGATGACACAAGCGAACTGAACTCAGAGCGAAAGCGGTCACCAATCTTGGTTTGAGATGGGATGCCCTCCAATTGCAGTTTGCGAACGAGTCGAGGGAAACGCCCACGATGACCATCGCCATCGGTTGCAGAGTGAGCCAACTCGTGGACGAGGATGCCGAACACCTCGAAAGGGTCAGCCTCCACAGGCGAGATAAGAATCTCGTCAGTACCATCGGACGATGCTCTCGCTGAGTGGTGCTCACCAATAGCACGATTGAGCGAACGAGCATGGCGGGATGGAAACCCACAAGTAACACGAATCTTTGCGGGTAGCGGGTAGCCTAGCGCATCGAATACAGGACGCAATTCGTCTGTGGCTTGCGTCAGCCATTCTTCACGTGATGTCATTTAAAAATGCCTCCTAAGTTTGACAAAATAAATTCACGCCCGACACATTCACCAAGGTGACGTGTGCCGTCAGCGTAAACATAAGACTCACCGCAACCGCCTGTCCAATCGAGAATGAACACGAACAGAAAGAGAACGAACACGATGAGGGAAAGAACAACAACAAAAGACTCGAACAGTTTTTTCAAGATGTCTCCTTAATTTGATGATGCGGGTTCGATGAGACCACGCTCGATGAGAGCGGTGGCGGTACGTCCGAACCAACCTTGCAACTTCCAAGCAAGACCAGTATTGACCAACTCTTGCCACGCTTGGAGGTATTGCTCCTCCGAATCGCACTCGACAAAACCCTCTGCGATACCAACTGCGTTGAATGAATCCATAGTGATAGCCTCCTAAAAAAATTGATGTACACCGAATGGTGATTGCATCCTATTGAACACGCTACAAGCATGTCCAACGAGATGAAATCTCGTCACCCTTATTCACGAGGGTGATGCATGGAGTCAGAGCCTTGCGCCTACTGCGAAGAGTAGCGGACTGTCTTTGCTTGCCCCCTGTGTGTGTAAGTGGTAGGCGTGAGTGAGACTTGTCTGCGTAGGTGTCTGACGTAGTCAACTGGGCTAGTGCTTTCTGTCTGACCCCTTATATGTAGGTGGGTGTCATGTCGAAAGCGATTACCAATCGGGCTTTCTTGCTCGCACTAGAGAGGTTGCGAATCTCTCATCAAAGTGGTCTGTGTCGTTCAATGCAAGCACCGAACGAGATTGAATAATAGCACGTGTTTAAACGTTTGGGTCAAATATTTTTATCGAAAGACCCTACAACTTAGTCAGGATTAAATACGATGAGTACTTTTATCTATGGTGACCGATTTAAAGGGTCTACAAGCGCCTATCGGGGGTGCAAGCACCTACCCCCTTGACGTGCTTGCATTCGTTCGTTATACGAGGTTTGAGGTATTTTGTTTTCAATAAGTTATCCACAATTTTGTGAACAACTTTGACTTATCCACAGGCATGGGATAACTGCTACTGGATGTTTAAACAGGCAGACTTTGATTTGCACACCCAAGGGTGAGCAATTCAAACCATGCACGTTTAAACGGGTGAGCCACTCGCTCATGCGATGAGCCTGTCGTTTTCAAAAGCGGGTTATCAGCGTAGCGGAATGGTCAGGCGTTGTAGGGTAGTGATAGAGCGATGAGTGACGTTGACGTGGTGATGTTGCGAACAGTCTGCGAACAGAGCACGAACCTTGTTGACAGTCTCTGTTTAAACGTCAACCATATGAGGCGAAGTGGTCATGGAGTGACTACAGACATTCAACGCACTAAGGGGATTGAAACCATGCAAAAGAGCAAGACACACAACGCAAGCACGACAAGCGACATCGATGCAAGCACAGAGGGAGCGGGGGCTTATGTCGAAGACATGCGGTCTGCCGTTGCTCAAGTAGAGATAAAGACAAAGAAGAATGGACTACCAAGAGGCGTACACAGAGAAGAGACTACAGACAGTCAAGGCAGAGACAAGAGACTTACTGCAAAGATGCAAGCATTCGCATCGAATATCGTTCAAGGTCTCTCACCCAACGATGCGTATCGAAGAGCATACGACTGCTCGAATATGGGTGAGGCATCAATCGTCAGCGAGGCGAACCGACTTTTGAAAGACCCACGAATCAGTTTATTACTTGAGTCTTTTTGGAAGACCCTCAAAGAAAACGTCATCGCTGACCATCAAGCCACACGCAGACACATCATGTCGGAACTGTTCAACCATGCTGAGAGAGCGAACGAGAGAACGAGTGACAAACTGAAAGCACTCGAACTGATGGGTAGAGCGATAGGCATGTTCACCGACAAAGTAGAGAGTAAGACAGAAGAGGTCAACGTGGACTCACTCAAGAAAGAACTGGAGTCATCGCTCGAACTGCTCAAGTCAAGCAAGAGCAAACCACTACTGAATTGAAATCGTGATGCGTATGTGCGAACAGTTTAAACAGGGTACGGCATGTGCGATGCGTGATGTGCGTGACCCACTACCCGCCCACCCGCCATATGCGAACGTGCTCACCCGCCCACGTATACGCTCGATTTCCCACATTCCATCAGTATTCCCTATACTAAGCGAACGTTCTGATATACTGAAACACCCCCCTTGTGTTTTCAAATCGGTAGGGGTAGGGGGTATATATTTTTTGCAGGAGGTTTCACGTGAAACAACTTAATGGATTTCAGTGGGGCGTTGTCAATGGTCTGGGTTGGATGGCTGTCTTGACTGACGGTTGGATACTCCATGTGCATTGGTTGGCACTCATAGGGTTCGTGGCGTTAATCTATTCTTTATGGAGGTTGTATGAAGACACCAGAGGATGAAGAGTTTGAACGGATAGAGCGGGAACAAGCAATGTATGAAGTGCAAAGGCTTGGTCAAGAGATTGAACAAAATCATATAGCGTACGTTCCTATGACGGACTACGAACGTCTTGAGAAGAAACTCACAGAGGCGTTATTTGAGGTGGAGAGTATCAAGGGGCGTATAGACTTGGTAGAAAAGGAAACGGGAGAAAGAGAACGCATAGCAGTTCTGCAAACAATTGAAGCCTTGTATGACTCTGAAGCACCTAACTACATGTTCCAAGATGGTTATAACCTAGCCCTTGACCATATAGAAGAATTTGTTAAGGGTAGAAGTAAAAGGAGCCAAACATGAACCAAACTAGAGAGCAATACATAGAAGGCGCAAAGCACAATAGTTTGTATTGGGCGGAGAAGGCTTGTGAAACTGGCGGAGAGTACACCATGTACACCATGCTCTTGCAGTGGGCTATGGGTGATGAACTGTTTGGGGAGCAGTGGGACAGAAACAAGGAGAAGAACACATGAAAGAAAAGGATTGGATTATTGCCAGACTACTCTACGCCCTGTATGCAGAAGGTAGGAACGCTGACAACACTGATGCTATGAGAGCCTCTAATTGGTTTATAAATAACCACGGAACATCGCAGTTGCTAGATGCCTACTCCCAGATTTCAAAAGAAGGGCGTAAGATTTACGAGCCGTATTGGGTAGACAAAGACAAGTGGTCTAAATAGGTTTAAAATCGTTCTGCCATTGGGGGTGCACTAGCGAAGCACAGCCCGACAAGGGAAGGTAACTGGGTGCAAATCCCAGACAATGGCTCCATCACGCATGGGGATTGAGCGTCTTAATGCTGGCTCTTGTCGCCCAGCCTTGCAATCTCCATTCGTGTTGGTGGTGATGCTCTGTTTTCCTTGTAAGTTACGGGTGCTTTAAATGGGGTGGTTCCCAATCGCCATCAACAACTCCTTGCAACGTTTAAACAATGTTCGTGTACAATTGGTAACGTTACCACTTTGTTCGGGAGAACCACTATGAATCTGCGTTTTGTCCAACTCGTTGAAGAATGCCATGAGTTGAGCGCAGAGGAACAGAGGATTCTCATTAAAGTTCTTAACGAAGAACTCCTAGCAGAGATTAAACCCAGTTGGCGTAAACGAGAAATCGCTGAACGCATTGAACGTGAGGAGTATCAGAATGACTGAAAAACAGAAGTTGGTCTACGACTTTATCCAAGCCTTTATCAAGATGAAGGGCTTCTCCCCTTCCTACTCCGAGATTGCCCAAGGTTTGGGCATGCGCTCCAAATCAAACATCCACCGCCATATCCACTCCCTGAAAGAGCGGGGGCTACTCCAGATTAAACCCCATATGATTCGCTCCATGAAAGTGGTAGATAACTCAGTCAAACACGTAGTCAATCTGTGACCCTTCTGACCCAACAGGAAATCACGCAGTATCGAGAACTGTTGGATGTCCTGCCGCCAGACCACCCGAACGTTACCAAAATCAAGACACTCTTTAACGAGGACAAGAAGGAACGTTGCCGTAACAACTTCATCCCCTTTGTTAAGGAGATGTGGGCGGCATTCATACCGGGAAAGCACCACAAGGACATGGCAGAAGCCTTTGAGCGGGTAGCCGAAGGCAGTTTAAAGCGCCTCATCATCAATATGCCGCCTCGACACACCAAGTCTGAGTTTGCTTCTTACCTTCTTCCCGCTTGGTTTCTAGGTAAATTCCCTGAGAAAAAGATTATTGAGACCGCCCACACCGCAGAACTGGCGGTAGGTTTTGGTCGTAAGGTGCGTAACCTTGTCAATACGCCACCGTATCAGGCTATTTTCCCCACCAAATTATCCACAGACTCCAAAGCCGCTGGGCGCTGGAACACCAACAAAGGCGGTGACTACTTCGCTATTGGTGTTGGGGGCGCTGTAACTGGTAAAGGTGCTGACCTTCTCATCATTGATGACCCACACTCCGAGCAAGAAGCCATGCAGGGAACTGCGGCAGTCTATGACCGAGTGTTTGAATGGTACAACTCTGGTCCTCGCCAGCGCTTGCAACCGGGCGGGGCAATCATTATTGTTATGACACGTTGGTCAAAGAAAGACCTGACGGGGCAGATTCTTGCGAACGCTGCCAAGAGGGATGGGGATGATTGGGAAGTAATTGAATTTCCTGCGC